ATAATTATTTGTCTTTAAATTGCTTTTCATATCGTGCTAAACAATAATAATTTAAATATTTTGTATTTCAATGATTAATCCAATTACAAATAATGAAGCAAATATGGTACATAAAATTATGAAAAATAATGCACCAAATAGACCTAATGTTAATCAAAGTTTTTTTAAGAAAAATAAAAAGAAAATCCTAATAGGATTAGCAGCATTAATATTAGTTATTTTAGCTATTATTGGTTATAAACAAAAATGGTTTGGTAAAAAAGTACCAGAAAAAGAAGTAGAAGAAGTAGAAGAAGCAGACGAAGTAGAAGAAGCAGGCGACGAAGTAGAAGAAGAAGGCGAAGTAGAAGAAGCAGGCGAAGTAGAAGAAGCAGGCGACGAAGTAGAAGAAGGAGAAGAAGGATTTAAAAACAAATCCATTGATCCTGAAGGCTACGAAATTAATACAAAATTATATGCAAATTGTAATTGATATATCATATTAAAGTCAATAATTGTACATATAGTATATTAATTAAAAATGGAACTGGAAAAATATTTTTGGTTTTTTAATGATAATACTTCTGCTATTTATTTTAGTGATCTTATGATTTCAATCATAGGAACACCAAATGGGAAAAGATATATGAAAAGTAGAAATCGAAATCATAAGTTTCATATTAAAAGCAAAATTGTACAAGAAATTATTAAAAAAATGAAATATAAACATAGTGATTTAAATATTGAATATATGTTGAAATTTGTAGAAAATATATGTAAACATGGATACTCTGTAACAAAGTATAAATATATTAGGAAAGAACGTCCTGATATAATGAATCACGTGAAGATTATCGAAAAGAATTGGCTTCAATATAAAAAGAGGAAACTTGTACTAGAACTGTCAATGAACATTGAGAATCTAAAATTAAATTTGTCACATAAAGAATAATATATTATTTATTTATAATTGTAAGGTATGAATACATATGCATTAATAATACAAAAATATTGGAAAATTTGTAGTTCTAATCCAGAATATAAAATATGTCAAAATATAATGCGAAAAGAGTTTTATGATCTTAAAATAGAATATGAAAATGAACAAATTTGTAAAGCTTGTTATTTAGGAGTTTGTGAAGAATTACATTAGATGTGCGTTTAATTTACCATTTTAATTTATATAGTATTTTGTGGGTCAACCACACAAAGCTCCCATAACTCAGTTGGTTAGAGTGTCAGGCTGTTAATCTGAAAGAAAGATACCTGAAAGTCAGGCGTTCGAATCGCCTTGGGAGCGCCTTTGGGGATATAGTTTAGTGGTAAAACATTTCGTTTGCAACGAAAAGTCCGCCGTTCGATTCGGCGTTTCTCCAAACATTTATATTTAAATAATCTTAATACAATTATTCAATTATCAATATCTTTTTCATATTTCCAAATGAAACCTTTATATTTTGTATTTTTCAAACAGGCTCGTGAGATATTTGATTGCGAAAAATAATTATTTGTAAAATGAGCAGCAGCAGTACAGCTTTCAAATTCAGTAATTTTATTCATATCAATGTCATATTGTATAACTTTCTTACATTGTTTTTTAAATTGAGCTAAATGATTTTCAGTTATTACCTTTTTCACTCCTTTTAATTTTTCACTTATTTTTCTTTTCTGTTCATCTGATTTTGTTTTACCTTTATGCCATGAAATACCTTCCAATTTTCTACCAGTTAATGTTTTACTTATTTTAGCTTTAGTTTCCTCGTGATGTTTTCCATGATTTCCAGCTGCTCGAAGGTTATAACCATGAGGAACAGAACTATTGAAAGACTTCATATATTCTTCTTCAAACCGGTTCAAATCTTCATCAAAGCAAATACAAATAATTTGAAATTTAAAAGCATCTTTTCCATTTTTGTTCAAAGCATTCTTTAAATATCTACAATTACTGTTATTCTTGAAATGATTTCTCCAACGAGTGTAAATATCAAGTTCGGTACTTTGACCAACATAACATTTAGAGTTTAAAGTGTTTTGAATACTATAAATATATCCCATATATATTTTTCTATTCAAAACTTAAAGTCATTTAATAATTGTTGGTGCGTTTATTTTCATATATTAATTTATATAGTATTTTGTAGTTGAATGAAAACTACAAATAATTATAAATAGGATAAAACATTGTCAGGGTGCCCGAGTGGTCTAAGGGGTTGGTCTTAAGCACCAATGTAGTAATACGCCTGGGTTCGAACCCCAGTCCTGACACAAAATCATATCCTACTTATAATTATAATTATTTATTATATTAAAATGAATACAGGCGATCTTATATTTTTTAAGAAATATAATGGATGGTGGATTTTAGGTAAACTTATTTCATGGTGGACTCAATCTCCATTTATTCATGTTGGTATTATTCTCAAAGATCCTAAATTTTTAGGTCTAAAAGGAACTTATATTTGGCAATCAGAGCCTTTAGGTGGTGTCACTATTACTCATTTTAAATCACATAGAAAATTCTGGATTCGTAAGTATATAGGTACACCACTAGATTCTGATAAACTTGAAGAAATTTTTAAAATAACAAACGGAAAACCATATGATAAAAATCCTTTTGATTGGATTGAAGTCATTATAGGTAAAGATTTTATACCTCAACGCACAAATGCATTCTGGTGTAGTGCTTTAGTTGGTTGTATTCTTACTAAATTGGGTATATTTAATAAAAATGCAGATTGGGATTTAATGAGCCCTGGATATCTTTCAAATGTTGATTTAGATTGTTACGCTACACTAACAAACCATTCATAAAATTTATCATCATTGTAATCAAATATATTTATTAAATCGTTTTGATGATCTTTAATCAAATTATTACAAATATTATCTATTTTAATTTTATCTTCTTCACTTAATTCACCATTCATGTAAAATTCCGCTACGTCATTTGCAATCATTTGAGCTTGCATTTTAACTGAAATCATGTTTAGTATCTATAATATTATCTTAACTTATTCTTATACTACTATGGTTATTTATAAAGGCTATAAATCCTAATATTACGTCAGCGATTAAAAATTTATATGCATAATCTTTTCCATCTATGGCTGATAATGCAAATAACATATATATAATGCTAAACACTGGTCTTAAATTATTCCACCAAATTTTCGCACCTTGTGTTTCTAAACCTGATTGTCTTAAATCCGTTAGATAAATAAATAACATACTTAAAGAAACTATTAGAGAAATGTACCCCATTATTTTTAAATTTTCTTTACTTGTGTTCTTTGCTTTATATGCTATATATGCTCTTGTAGGTATACATAACAATAAAAACATTATATATCTTTTATATATATCTTTCATTGATTATAATTAATATTATATTAAATTTATTCCATCACAGTTTGTAAAATCAATGATGTTACAATATACGGATCAAGATTTGATGCTGGACGTCTATCTTCAAAATATGTATTAGTTTCTTTCGGAATTCGAATACTTGCTTGTCTATCACCCTTTCCATATGTAAATGTTTCCATTGATGATGTCTCGTGTGTTCCGGTCATTCTTTGTTCATTATCTTTTCCATATTGTTCCATATGCATAGTATGCTTGTTTTCCAATTTCTTAATATATTTGTTTGTTAATTCCTCTGAATTTTTATTTCTCATTTCTTCTGTACTAAAATTTACGTGACATCCCGACCCATTTTCGTTTTTCAATGGTTTTGGTTCTAAATTCATTTTAAATCCGTGACTATTTGCAACTTTTCCAATGATATATCTCAAAATGTGTAACTCGTCAGAACATTCAATACCATACGTACATAGTTGAAACTCCCACTGATAAGCAGCTACTTCTGCATTTCCACCTGTTAATTTCAATCCTGCTTCTAAACATTTTTGTAATACTTCTTCAAAACATTCTCTTCCGGTATCCTGATTTGTTGTACAATAAAAATTTTCATTATCTTCGTTTTCACCATTGTAATTATAATTTTTCATTTCTTGAAGTACTCTACTCTGAAATGATAGAAAAAACTCTTGTTCTAATCCAAACATAGGTTTTTCTTTTTTATATTTTTCAAATATTTCTTTAGCTTGAGGTCTCGTATTATTTTCATATGGGTTATCTTGAGTTGTCCATGTATCACATAATACTAATTTATTAATATATTTATTCTTTCTAAATGGATCATTACATATGTATACAGGCTTCAGTATGATTTCACTATTTTCCGTTTCTGCTTGATTGGTTGATGATCCATCATAATTCCACTGTGGTAATGTTTTTTCATTGATCGTTTTTAGAAATTCATGTATTACACGTGTTTTTGATCTTAATTTATTTTTACCATCAATCCAAATATATTCTGCAATAATCATTCTTATATTTAGTAAAGAATCTTTTATTTTAAATATGTTTTATATTAATAATGGATTTTTATAAAATTCTAGATATTCCTGTAAATTCTTCAGCATCTGATATTAAACTTGCATATCGTAAATTAGCATTAAAACATCATCCAGATAAAAAATCTGGTAATGAAGAAAAATTTAAACAACTTTCTTTGGCTTATAATACTCTTAGTGATTCTGCTAAACGCAAAGAGTATGATAATGTTCATTCACCATTCATACCTTTAAAAAACGGTATCAATGAACGTATTTTTTCACAATTTTTTCAACATTCTAATTTAGCAACGAAATCATTCTATAGTGTTGAAACTACTACGATTCATTATTCCGATGGAAGTCTTCACTCGCATAAAACAAAAAGTATGAAGACTTTTATTTAACCATGTTTTTTCCATATTTTTTCCACAGAATTAGTGAAATCATAAATCCCATTATCATTCCTGTCATATACGGATCTTTATGTTTCATATTTAATGACTTAAAGACCTTTGGTCCCACTAAAAATGTTAATAATGAATAAAAAATCATTATTTTAATATAATTGTTATCTAAGCTCATTGTATTACCTAAATATTATAATTTGCACCTGGATGTTTTGGTAGTAGTTTAGTGTCTTCAACTTCAATTATTTTTCTTATCATGTTTGTTTCTAAATTTAGAAACATATAATTGGTTCCATTAATTTTACATATTGATTTAAATTGTTTTTTTGATATTGGATCTTCTACTATATACTCTTCATCTTTCTCACTTTTCTTACATTTTTCAACTACTTCAATTTGTGATGTCATAGCATTTTTCCATTCATCTTTCTCATTTCCCTGGACATAATACATTTTATATATTATATTTATTTTTTATTTTTTTAAGTTTAATTATTCAATGTGAAAATACATATTTGTTAATATTTTTCATATTTTTGTAATTATATTCATAACCATCCTTTGCTATATTTTCGACAGGATAATCTTGTAATGTGTATTGTTTTGGTTTTTCCTGACAAAATAAATTCCCAATCTCTGGTATATATACATGTGTTCCGCATTTATTACATACAAATTGTCCATTTGACATGCATGATATTCGAAAAAATATTTTACTTGCCAAAAACTGCCACAATTGTTTCGCTCTTACATTAGAATCATCCGATACATCTTGAATATAACCATTTACTCCACATGTTCTCATTGTATTTTCTTTATTGTATATTCTTTATTGTATGTATTCTTTAGGTGATTTCTATTGTATTTGAACTTGGACTTTTGTCTTTCATATATCTATATGATATGTAATTTCTATTGTTTTCTTTTCTGTATGTAATTTTTTTATCTGTATTACCACTATATGTAATTGTTATAATGTAATAATTAATATTTTTTGTATTCATTATAAATCTAAAACGCAAATCAGTTAAATGTGTGAGTAAATAAACATAACCATTAAATATTTTTGGAAGATTTGGAACCTTTGGTTTTATATTTTGTAATTTGTCCATTTGTTCATCTTTAAATTTTGCTATCCAATGTATTATAT